GGAATATGGTTATACGCTGCTGGTCTTACCGCTCCACGCTTTTTGGCTTCAGCCGTAAATGCTCGATACTCTTCTTCAGTTATTCCAATCGTTTCTATTAACTGTTTCTCGAACGGAAGCAGTGGAACGTCGTAAACAGTCGGACCGAAGACCATTGAACCTTTTCTGACATTTGATTGACGTACAAGATTCCCGTCTGCCATGTGACTGCGAATGCCCAGGATTGCTGCGGTAGCAGCAGAATGTCCCCATCATACGCAGGCTTTTCAACTCGCAAACCCCACCGCATCAGATCCCGGCACACTTCCCACTTGCTTGCCTCATACCAACCCTGTTTAAACGGTGGTGCGTCAATGCCTATCCGCTCCAGGGCTTGATAACAAAGGTGTATGCAATCAATATGACCGTCACTGCCGTCAGCACCAAGACGGTACGGCATTCCAATCAGATCACTGCAGTCGGACATTGTTGGATACAGGCAAATTGCCGACTAAATTGCGCGTCAAGGACCGTCTTGGAACATCCGTTCCAACAGCATCTAAAACTGAGCTGAGCTGCAGGTTGAGAGACACGTTGTCCCAATTACCGCCAACTACTTGACCGATGTAACTATGGACACGAGTATGCGACCCAGTTTGCGAATCTGAATCAACAATTAAAACATCTACTTCTATGACATAGTGATCGTTGATTGCACTTACAGCCCAACCGCGCGTCAGATCATTATTTGGAAAAACTAAAGTTGCTTCTAAGCCGTCTCCTGTACGATTAACAGTAACTCCAGAAAAACCAAACGGCACAAATGTATATTGGTCACTGCCGAAGGTCATTTCTCCATTAATAAAAAAGTTCTGGAATTTAAACTGAATGTTTAAACCAGAGTCGTCAATTGCTTTAATTCTTACCGCGTGGCCTAAAGCGTACTGGCTCATATCCCAATCCTCCTGCGGGTGCTACCACTCATCTGTAAACGCTTCAGTGTTTGCTGTTCACCTTGTTTAGCACCTTGTGTTGCAGCCTGCTGCATACCAGCCTGGAACTGATCAGCAGTTACGTAATCAACGCTGTTGATGCGTTCTACTGTGTATCGGACATCAATTGGAGCAGCAACAGCAAGTCCACCACCTCCGCTTGACGCTCCAGAACCGCCTATTTCTGGGATAACAGAACTGCCGCGACTGCCGCGTGAATAGCGCGACATGCTTTCACGCATCTTTGATTCAGGGATGACGTATTCAGGTTCTCCACCTTCACCGATCAAAGCATTGGTTGGGCCTGAAACGTAGCCACCATCCGCAAAAGGAACTGCTTCGCTAAATGACAATCCCCCTAAAGGGTTCATTTCAAAGTTACCACCAGGACCACCAAGTGCTTTCAAAATGGACTGATACAAAATCATTATTAACTGCTGAGCAATAATCTTTTTAGCCATTGCCAAGAAATCAGCAGCAATGGATTTCAGCATGTCCGCGCCAGCTTCTGACACGGATTTTGTGCCGGTAATGACATCAGCAAACGCGTTTGTAAACGCATTGCCAATAGAAGTAGCGGCAGCTAGTGCTTGTGTTTCTTTTGAAACGAGCTTGTCTAGCTCTTCTTGCATCCGAACCAGTGGATCATTTTCTCGTGCCTTGCGTGCTTCTTCTTCGGCTTTTTCCCTATTTTTTCGCGCCTGCTCTTCTATTTTTGCCGTCTTTTTTAACTCTTTATTATAAGCAATAGCCGCATCCCGCTTTTCTTCAAGTTCAATTCTTGCATTCATTTGAGCCACGACATCTGCGTCTGCAAAGCCTTTTGCATTTTTCGCAATCTCACGTAAATCAATGTTAAACTGAACCCTCCGCTCTTCCTCTTCATTTACAGCGGATGCTAAAGCAACCTGATCCTCTAAATCTTGAACCTTTTGTCTTGACAACTCAGCTAATTTTTCCGCGTCACTAATTTTTTCTGCATTTGTAAGTGCTCTATTGGTAGGCTGAATTTTGTTTGCAGGTGGCGGCTGCGTTGCAGATTGACTAGAGGCAGAAGGGGCAATAACAGCCGCAAACATTGCATTAAATCTTGCCTGCTCTTCAGCATTAACCGGAACATTTTGTACTCCAGGTTTTCTCATGGCAGCCTTTCTGCGACCTTCTGCAAGGTGATCTTGCATTTCTTTTTGTGCCTTGCTTGGATCTTGAATTCTTTGTATGGTGTCAGATATTCCGCCTAAAACTTTTGCCGCAAAACTTCCAACTGCTTCAATAACAGGTTTTAAGTCGGTTATAATCTGAGCTAAAATTTTAAATGACTTTGCCAGCTCAGGTATAGTCGCCTCTGTCAACGCAATTTGAACGTCCTCGGTGGCGTTTTGAAAATCTTTGATAGCTTGCGCTGGCCCACCTAAAGCCGCTTCAAGTTGGCCAGCACCTTCTTTTTCAATCCGTTTTAATGCTTTAAGAACAACATCACTTGTAATCTTCCCTTCTGCCGCAAACTTACGCAAATCTCCTTGCGCTACGCCAGTTTCTTGGCTGATAGCCGTAAGAATTCCAGGGACTTGCTCAGCAATACTGTTAAATTCATCTCCACGCAGAGCGCCGCTGCCTAATGCTTGAGCTAGTTGCGTAAAAGCATTTGACGCCTCTACAGAAGAAGCTCCACTTATCCTTGCAACAGTGTTAAATCCATTATAAATACTGGTTATATCTTCAAGCGATGCACCAACAGGACGCAATCGCGCAAAGACATTTGCAAGGGCTTTATTGGCTTCTGTTTGACTAAGCCCAAATTTTTCTGATGCAGCAGTAGCTGCTGCTTGCAACTGAGCCGATTCTCCATAGGCTTGGCCTAAAAATTGAATCCGCCTTACTGATTCAGCTCTAGCAATTCCAGCTTGTGCAGATTTGACTGCGGCAAAACCAATGGCAAGTTTGGCAACGTTTCCGCGCAAACCGCTCATGCGTCTGCCAAGACGAGCACTGTTTTTTTCAAGATCACGTAAAGCATTGGCGCCTTTGCGCCCCATTAAAATTAAAGCAGCCTCTACTCGTTTTGTGCTTTTACGTGCTTTTTCAAACTGATTTTCGACCCTTTTTGTTTGCCTTTCTACTTGGCGCAGCGGGTTAACGGCCTTGGCAGCTTCGACAATCAGTTCTACCGAAGCCCTTGCCATAACCGTTTAGCAATGTCCCCATACTACCGCCGACGCATTTTTGCGCGATCCATTGCCCTCTCTTCTCTTTCGCCTTTCAGCTGGTAATACGCAGCAAAGTGAAGCAGCTCCGCATCGGTTAACTCCGTGCGAAGCCTGCTAACGGTCATTCCAAGTTCGCAGGCCAGAAAAAACTCAAAGTTAAGCCAACTGTCCTGCTTCAGTCGTTTTTTGCTTCTTCAATGTCAGCCTCTTCGCCGACGCCAAACAAAAACAATTCAAGTTCATTCAGAACAGTTTCGGGCAGCTGACGCTGAAGCTTTGCTGCATCAGCAGGCGCAAAGGCTCTTGCACCATCTTCAAGCTCTGCCATCTGACACAGCATCTGCGTGCTGATGTCTAAAGCTTCGTCTGTTCCAGCCAAACTTTGCGCCTTTTTCCTGTCTGCGCGTGTGATTGGCTTGAAATACAAATTGACGACAACTTCGCCGTCTGCATTTTTTAACTCGAACTTGCGACGCTGGTTAAGGTCAAAAGCCTCAACCAGCAAGTCAACAGTGCGATTGTTAGCAGGCATTCAATAGTTTGAACGTATCACTCAAACTATAGCCCTATCACTCCAGGTTGGAAGTGATAGTGCCGGAGGTCTGGAAGTTGCAGGAAACAACCACCAGTTCGCCAACAGTGGAAGTAATTTCCATGTCCGTAATGATCCCAGCAAAAGCAACGCTGTCAGTGCCTGATGTTGTCCCTGTCGTGAACAACTCAAAGCTGGCATCAGTTGCGTCGTTCACTTTAACCACATCCTCAATCAAGCCAGCTTGGCCAGTTGCGTCAGGGTCATACACAAGTTCAATGGTGCCAGTGGCCGAAACTAAGCCACCAACAAAAGAACGAAAGGTTGAACCATGAACCGTGGTTTCATAGGTTTCTTTTGTAGTTGACAGGCTCCAGCTGCGAGTGCCAACAACCGTCGCAAGGCTGCCACTGCCAGTTTCAAACTGGACTGCGCCTTGTTCTCCGCGAATGGTGGCCATGGTCAGAGTTCCTCGATGAATTCAAAGGTCACACGGACCTGAGTTTGCAGAAAGCCCTCAGGAGAAGCCGAAGCTATAACCTCTGGACCAATTGGAGCGTCGAAGTAAACCCCCGACACAATGACCCTATTGTATAGGTCGCGAATCCTCTTGGCGATAACGTAATTAGCTCCAGGGCCTACACCCAATGCACTGAAAACGTTGATGGTCATTAAACCAACCATTCGGTTTTGGGAATTAGTCGTCAAGCCTTGGCCTAAATACTGACTAGCACCAAAGCTGACAAGGCATTGCACCCATGAGCTATCAGGCGTTGGCTCATAGGCCATGTTGTGAAACACAACTGGAATCACAGGGCTGCTAGCAAGCTCAGTTGCCAGCCTGCCTTCCAATACAGATCGAATGGTATTGAGGTCAGCAGCAGCCATTAGTTACGCCTCCTGAATGCTGCAATAAAACTAGGCACCTCATTGGTTGCAATTTCTTTGCCAATCAAGTCCGGAAAGCCAGGAATAGTACCTTGACGTGTTTGGTATTTGCCTCCCCAACCTGGCGGCAAATTCTTTCCGTACAAAACCGGCTCGGCATATTCCATATTATTTGTGATCTCTGCTTGAAACTTACCTATTTTTGTTTGCCAAGCTTCGCGTAGTGTTCCCCCAGTGCCATGCTCTAACAATGCTTTCTTGAAAGGAACTGTTTTGCCCCCCACGGTGAAAAACATTGGCATGGAATCAAGTTCGCCTTGCGAATAATTGCTAAGCGAAAAAACAGGTGTTTGCTCTTTTACTTGCTTGGTCCAACTCAGTGCAGTGAGCTTTACAACCTCTTGGATTTCTTCTGCCATCAGATCCGCAATCTGATCAATCCTGATCTGACGTGCCATCGTTACACCCTCAGAATGAGTTCATGGGTGATCGCCGTGTTGTCCTGCTCTTGAGTTACAACACGAATGATCTGATGCACTACACCTTCGACAACAACGCGATCCTTGGTTTCAGGTGCTGCCGGCAAATTTGCAACGCTGACAATCAAACGCTTGTCACCAGCTTGAATCAGCTCATTGACCTCGCGGACATTTACAGCCTCAAGCACACCTTTAACGTCTGTGTCGCTGACAGATTCAGCAACCACGCCAGTCGTGGTGTTGTAGCTGCCAGCTGTAACAAAACGAATTGTTATGTCACCGCCAAGCTTGCCGACGACTTTGCTTGCAGCATTAACCAGCGACTGAGCAAGTCCCATCAGGCAATGTATCCAATGACAGTGCCAGAAGTCAGCCTGACCGATGTGATCACAAGACCCTCAATGCAGGAGGACGTATTGAAGTTGATTGCAGTGGCATCGCCTCCAGCAAGGTTTTCGTCAATTCCTTCTGCTGTCAGCGTATGAATCACAGAATCCTCAAGCGCCATCAGCTTCACAAACTTGGCAGTGTGAGTTGCTGTGTTGGTGATGATCGTCGCCTTTGTTGGCTCAAATCCAGATCCGTAACCCATGATCAGCTCCGTTTGATTGCGATGTTGCCTGGTCCACTGATTCTAAGACCTGTCAAGTACCTTTCAAACATTGGCGGCACACGATCAGCGCCAATAGCTCCGGTCTTATCAGGTGTTACCTGAAGGCTGCCAATCTTGACGCTCTTAAAATCTTCTAGGCCGCCAAGGCTTATGCCGTCAACGTTGTTTTTTAAATAAACGGCTAACTCAATCTGAGCACGTTTAATTTGATCAGGAATTTCTGTATCAGTGAAATAATCCTCAGAAATTCGAAACGGAAAACCAGTGGCGTAAGTATTGACGTACGTGTCAGGCTTTCTTACACCAGTACGAGGCCATTGCCTTGCTTGCGTATCTGTTGCGCGAGCGCCTAAAAATCTTTCGCGATCAAGCCTTTCTGCAGCAGCAGCCAAAGCACGATTGCGCGTGTCATCGTTGCCAGTAGTCCATTTGGACACGTCAGAACTACTGATCATTGCCTCCACAAAAGTGTCGGCTTCAGTCAGTGTTATGTAGCTGTTGGCGTTTGCGCCTCCCGCTGTTGCGTCGATTGTTACTGCCATCAGGCGTCACAGTAGAAATTTTCTGGGCAGGCTTTTCAGAACTAGAGACTGCCACTTGTGCAGCAGCCTCACGTTCCTTCATCCGCCTAAAGGCGAATAAACCCATCAGGAGCTTGCGCCTTTAAGAAGGACAAAGCTCAGCACGATGGCTTCACTTGCAGTTGAGCCAACGTTTGCCACAGTGACTTTGAACGAACCAGCAGCAAGGCTGTTGGCTTGAACAAGGTAACTGCCAGCAGTGCCAGCAGAACTGTGGTTAACCACCACTACGTCAGTAGCAGTGACTCTGTCGTTGTTAACTTGAAAGCTAACTTCAGCAGCGCCAGCAAGCTCAGCGCCGTTCATTGTGATCTGACCGGACTCTGTGTTGAGAGTCACGGCAGTTCCTTTGTTAGTGGCCTGTGTAACAGTGCCACCAGTGGTAGGCCCGATGGCACTACCAGCTGTTGCCTCAAAAATGGATGACATGGTTAGTTACCTCAGTCAAGGTTGCTTGTGTTGGTAACCCGCACGATTCCAATGTTATTGGTCTCGTAAACCTTGGTCCAGTTGCCCACTGTTTCTAGTTGTGCCCGAGTTGGGTTAGAAACAGCAGTAGAGAACTTAGAGCCAATCGGGTGATACACATAGTGAAGGTCGATGCTAAGTGCATTCGATTTCGCTAATATATCGCGGTCCGTTTCGGACCTTAGGCCAAGCTGCTCACCAGAACCAACAGCACCCTGAGTGAACAGGTAGCTGGCATATTCGGTGGAAGAACCTGTACCAGTGGTCTGCACATCAGCAGACACAATCACACGCAGACCCATAAAGGTTGGAACCTGCACACTGCCAAAAGCAGGAGCGGTAGAACCTTGAGCAGCTGCAGTGTCAGGCTGTCCGTTATTATCGTAAATGAAATCGATTGCTCGACGTTCCATTAACGAATAATAGGTCTTTGGATGCATAGCGATAGCAGTCAGCTTCTCACCTTGATCACCCAAAAGGGATTTAGCTTCAACGATTTGACGTGGTCCAAGCTCAGTTGGCGTATCGCCACTTGCACCATCAACGGTCAGACCGATGAAAGCTGAACTGGCGTTGTCATCAACAGCACCAAACACACCAGCCAAACAGGACAGAAGATCCTTTTGACGCTGATTGGCAATGTAATCAGCAATCTTGTTGCCGATAGCAGCCATTGGGTCAGAACCTGCAGCCAAAGCAGCAAGATCGCGAGACTCAAAAGCACGGCCACGATGCAGAACAGCAGCAACCTGCTTGTCTGCTGTGATCTTGCCAGGAGTCAGTGAAGAGCTATCCGTCAGACGCTCAAAATCGCCTGACAGGTTGGCTTTGAAGTGCGGAACTTGAACGAAATCACCACCGTCCTCAGAAGCATTTAGCTCCGCCATTGGCTGCACCACACCGCTAGCCAGGAAGGCATCACGCTGAGTGGTTTGCTCAATGACGTAAGGCGTAAATACCTCGGGGATGATGATGTCAGAGCGAAGAGTCGCCATGACAGATCCTCAAAAAAAGATGTTTACGGTGTGGGCGTAACCCAAACGGCTCTGCGTAGCTTTGCCTTATCCCGCATACTAACGGTTCGCGGCAGTTTTCAACCTCTCATACATGTCGCGATCTGTCCGAAACAGTCTCGATTGTTCTGTCAGGTTGTAAGTCTCTTTGGCAAACGGGTTTTTCGTGCCTGCAGGAATGTCCCCTGAATAGCTGCGACCAGAAGGCGCACCACTGCCTTGCGGCTTTGGTGCTTTCTGCATGTAGCTCGGCAATGACTTTGCCCATTCACCAATTGGTTTGCGCTCATAGCCGTTGACAACAACAACAGTGCCGTCAGCGTCGCGTTCAATTTGATCTGGCTTAAGCAGATCAGCTTTAAACACTATGCTTGGATCATGCACCACATCAGCTAACGCAGTGTTTGCAGGCGCAATCAACTCAAGCTCTCGCACCCGAGCTTCTAGCTCTGCAATGCGCTTGTCCTTTTCCGATGTCGCCTCACGGAACTGCTGCTCCAAAGCCTGTCTTGCCTCGGTGTACTTGCCCTGTTTCTCCAGGTCTGTTTGTTCCGCCTTAGCTTTGAAGTCCAGTAACTCCTGAATGTCAACGCCATCAGGAATGGTTTTTGTTTGCTTGAGCTTGCCGATCAGTTCAAAGTTTTTCTTTTCTAATGCTTGAATGCTGCCTTTTAGCGCATCAAGCTCAGAATTGTTTGAAGCTTCTGGAGACGTAGTCTCTTGAATTTGCTCTTCAGCCATGAATAACCCGTAGGGCTAATTACAAGCTCAGTGTAACTGCTCTAAGACCACTTTACTCGGTTCGCCCAATACGCTGCAGACGTTTTGCCTTTTGCGATATTTTTAGCATGGCGCGCTTTAAATGACTTGCGTTTACTTTTGTCCGCAGTGCTCTCACCTTTGCGCGGAGGTTTCGTTTTAGCGCCCTGTGCGCCAAACCGAATGAGCCTTGGTTTGCCGTCTTCTTTAATGACGACAGCGTGGCTTTTGCCGCTTGAATGGTTTGACGTACGAATCGGCTTGTCAAAGCCTTGAAACGTGTGACCTCCACGTTTGATTTGAGCCATTACTTTTTCTTGCGCTTTTTCTTCAACAGATCAGCGTCAGCAGTTCTTGCTCCACCTTTGCCTGACACAAAGCTATTAACTCTGCCCATAGCCCAAGCAGCCATTGGCACGTTGCGCGAGCCACTCGACAGATAAGCACCTTGACCACGCCTATAAACAGCAGCAAGCTGCCCATAGGTGAAGCGCGACTTATCTGCCTTTTTTTTGAGCGCGGCTTTTGTTGCCTCGCTTAGTGGTTTTCTTTTTGGTGCCACCTTGTTTAGTCCGGGATGCAGAGACGGATTTGATGTCAATGAACTCACCGCGCTTGTAAGCGTCAGCAGTTCGTTTGATCTCACGCGCTTTTGCAGAGCGATTTTTAGCACCTGACAGGTACTTCTTAGGCAGGCCTGTGGCCTTGTCCTTTGGTGTTCGTCTCTGCTTGCGTGCCATTACTTCTTCTTTTTCTTGGGCTTCTTCTTGCCCATAGCCGACTGAGGCTTTTTAGGTCCGGTGTAACGAGGCATCAGGCATCTCCCTTGGATGCTTCTGTTTTAGCAGCTTTGCCTTTCGCAGCAGGCTTGCGCGGAGGACAAGACGGTGCTGCCTCTTCCTGTTGCACCTTGAATTTGTACTTAGCTGGGAGAGCCATAACGACGGCGAAGCTGCTCCAAGGTTAGCTCTGATCCGTCCTCGCTAACAAATTTGCGAATAGCGTCTGTTGGGCCGTATTTTTTGACAAGCCGGTTGAAATACGGAACCTTTTCAGGGCCAAGCACGTCAGCCTTGGTTCCCTTGTTTTGATTGTTCAGCCACTGTCCATAGCTCTGATTGGATGGCACCAAACCATCTTGACTGCGTCGTTTCCCAGGCTTTGGCGGTGTGATGCCAAGCCGCTCATAATCAATTAAAGGAACAGTTGTAGATCTACAATTAAAATGTTGAGGCGGTACTGGACCTTTTCCATAATCAAACTCTTGGCCATCAAGAGCACGACAAATAGGAGATGTTCTGCTATCTAAGGTTGCAATATATCGATACCGACTGGTAACGCTTTGGTTTGCTTCATAGGTCTGCTGACTTGAAGTGTTTGCAACTTGATTCACACTTGTGCGCACCAACGCCATAACTTGATGGTTTGCAACCGAGGTAAGCTCTCCGCCAGCTTGAGCTAATTGACGAACAGACAAAGGGCCAAAATCTCCAAACTGCAATCGTCCTTTCAATCGTCGCGCAATCTTGTCTGTTGATTCACCAGTCAA